CAAATTATGATGAAGAAGGCAGAAATTCAATTGCTAGTAATAATGCTGGATCTACAAACATTTCATTAAATACCCTTCCACAAAGTGATGAATTATTATTATCCTAATGGCTAGATACACTAACATACCAGTTATTTCTACAGTTGAAGATCCTAAAAGAAGATATATTGTAGTAAAATATCCTTCAATTCCCCTTGGAGAAACAGATCTTTATGTTTATACTACCCGAGGAGATAGATTTGATATTTTAGCTTTAAATTATTATGGTGATTCTTCATTGTGGTGGATCATAAACAGAGCAAATTCAAGTCAACCATCTGATTCACTTTATCCAAGAGTAGGAGCTCAAATTAGAATTCCTGCTCCACAAAGAGTAGCAGATATTTTATCTCAATACAATGCACTAAACGGAACAGTATAGGTTATGGGAAATATAATAGGGCAACCTTTAGATGGATATGTAATTGATCAAATAAACGCTAGGCAAGCACTTCATGGAAGTGGGGTTAGATTTAATGAAAATGAGCGAAATCCTGATCAAATCAATATATTAAATTCCAATACAGCATGGATTAAGTTAGCTTCTGGAGTTTCCATTGACCCCGATGGACCAGGAATGCAAAAATTAAAAGATTTAGGTTTTACTGAATCTGAAAGAAGTAACCTAAGTGGGATAGGTCTAGCTAAAAAATATGTTTTACATGCTGGAATATCCCAATACAATAATGGAACTTTATCTCAACGAGAAGGTTTTAACCCACCCTCTTTTGGTAATGATTCTATAGCTCGAGATGCTGAAGATAGTTCTTACATATATAGTAGAAACTTAAACTCTCAAGGTTTACACACAGCTGATGCTGGATATGCTCCTATGCCTGGTATTATAAGTGCTGAAATAAAAGCATTAAACCGTGGTTCATTAGAAAAAGCATTTATTAAAATTAAAGCACAAAATCGTCAACAACTTGATATTTTAGATATTTTGTATATGAGATTAGGTTATACTGTTCTTTTAGAATGGGGTAATAGTCTTTATACAGATGATGGAGTAAATAAAAAAATTGTTCGCAATACTATCATTGAAGATAAATTCTTTAAACTTGAAGGTAAACGCTCATATTTAGACTTCATAGGAGGCACCACTAACCCCCTTATTAAATCTTATAAAAGAAAATATTCAGGGAACTATGATGGGATGTTAGCAATAATATCCAATTTTAGTTGGACATTTAACCCTGATGGTTCTTATGATATTGATTTAACACTAATTAGTTTAGGTGATGTTATTGAGTCCCTTAAAACTAACCTTTCTATTAGTCAAGGTCTTACTAAATATATTGCAACATATAATGTTCCTGAAGATGCTGAAGAAGGCAATGAATCTGGGGATTTAATTGAAACCAATAAAAAATCAAACATTATATCTTCAATGTTATGGTTATTTAAACGTTTTGGTCCTACATCTAGAAAACTTACTATTAGTCATGAAAATACAAATACCGTAGATGTAGGAAATTTTTTAGCCAATGGTGATTCTACTTTAACAACATACACTAAAATATATAACTTTAGGAGAAGAGATGTTTACGATCCTTCTACAGGAGAATACTCATGGATAGAACAAACTAAAACATTTTCAGGTGAAGACCCGGATAATGAAGCAGATCAATTTTTAATATCCCAATACTTACTCGTATTTCCCGAAGCTAATGGTTTTGTTAGTACAGATGATATTCAAAGATCAGGTAAAAAATCATATCTAGGACCTAAAGATTGGGTAGCTGAATATATTATTAAAGATAGTAGCAAAAACATCGTATCTAACCCAATTGATAATGCTCCTTTTAATACTGCTTTTGTTTTTAATACAAAAACACCTCAATATTACTTGCGCTTTCAATATCTACTAGAATACATTCAAGAAAGAGTAATCCCAACAATTACATCAGATAATGGAGATGTACCTTTATTTAATATAGATATTGGTCTTTGGTCTAATAAAATGTATTCTCTCCCTAATCAAATTTCAGTAGATCCTAAAGTTTGTTTAGTTAGAAACAATAATTTTTTAAAAAAGAGTGGTAAATACGATAAAGTATTAAGTGAATTACCATATTTTAGGGTAGCTGATAAAGGGGCAAGTGAAAACCCCAATTATGCTTACCTTATGAATATTTATCTGAATTTTGAATTTATAATTAATTCATTAGATTCAAATATTAATGATAGAGGAGATGTAAACATATATGGATTTATATCCACTATTTGTACTGGATTAAATAAAGCTTTAGGAGGAGTTAATAACCTTGAACCTGTCTTGGATAAAGATGAAGTTACTTTAAAAATTATCGACTCCACTCCTATCCCAGGAGTAACAGCTCCCGATAGTGGAGATTACCAATTAATGTTATATGGTTATAAAGGATCAAAATACCGATCAAATCTTCAATCATTCTCTGAATATGATTCAAACTTTGTTCGCAATATAGACCTTAAAACTACAATAACCCCCGAATATGCTACAATGGTTACTGTTGGAGCAACAGCAAATGGATATGTAAAAGGAACAGAAGCAACAGCATTTTCTATATGGAATAGAGGTTTAACTGATAGATTTAAACAAGAATTAATCTCCCCAGACCCTGATTATGTTGCATCTACAAACCCAAATGAAGCAGTATTTAACTATTCAGAACAATTTATAACTAAAACAGCTCAATGTTATGGGTTAAATACTACTCATACTCCGTTTTTAGATGGTGAGTTAGGAGATTTTGATAAAGAAATTATTTCTAAAAATATTTCTGTTGTTACTGAATATTACAAGTATTTAGTTGCTGAAAAAGGAAAAACAACTCAACAAGCTGGAACTGTTGGTTTTATTCCGTTTAAACTTGGAATAACCATGGATGGTATTTCTGGTATTAAAATCTACAATAAATTAAGAGTAAATTCTGAATTTTTACCTCCACGATATGGTGATACTTTAGATTTTATTATTACTGGGGTAAACCATAAACTACAAAACAACGATTGGGAAACAACATTAGATACTATCGTAATTCCTAAAACAAGTGAGATAAAATCTTTAGATATTAATTTTACTGCAATTTCTAATACTATTAATAATAACACTCCATTTACTACACCACATAACCCAACAATATTTACTACAGGAACTGGAATATATCCTATTAAAAACCTTATTGCATTGTATGAAAGTCAAGGGGGAAGTAGTTCAAATACTGCTGTAGCTGGATCATACCTTATATACAACTATGGACCTAATGGTTCATCTATAAGATCCGCTGCCCCAGATAATAAAAAGTATAGTCCAAAAGCTATAAACTTAACTACTACTAAAATTAGCACTCTAACTAAACCATATAAAGGAACAGGAACCCAAAATTTAAATATATTTGCTATGGGAAGATACCAAACTATCCCAACTACTTTAAAAAGTATAGCTAATGCTAAAGGAATATCTAATCAAAATTATACTAAGGCAAATCAAGAAATTGTAGTAGATTACTTATTACTTGAATCCTCATACGATAGTGTAAAAAATTATTTAAACGGAACTAATGGTGGTAGTATGAGTGAACTAGCAAAAGCTGTAAATGATATAGCCAAAATATGGGCAGCAATGCCAACAGTATGGTTGTCAAATGGCACCCAAGTCGGCACAGTTCAGTATGGTGGAGGTAATACTTCTTATTATGGTAATGTAGGTATAAATAGAAGTTCAGTTACCATACATGTAGCAGATGTAGTTCAAGCTTTAATTAAATCCCGAATCCAATACTCAGGAAAGACACCATCATTTATCCCAACTTATTATATACCATAATGTATTATCCGAAGTCCCAAATAAAACCTAATTTATACACCAACGGTGGGGAATATCTTCTTTCTACTACAAATCAAGAATATACAGGATATTATTTTAAAACATCTACAGGTCAATTTTACTCTGGTAAAAACCCTAATCAAAAGCCTAATATTTTGCTTATTCCTTTTCCTGAAGATCCTATTACCGAAAAATTTGCTCCTCTTGAATTTGTCCAACAAATAACAATCCAACCCTCTCTTACATATCAAATTCCTTCTTCATTTCAAACTAGAAATATTCCTCAATTTAACCCAAATGTTCCAACTCAACAGGAACAACAAAACGGACAGTACACAAGATACTTTTGTAAACGAAATAACGAGTCAAAATATATTGAAATTGATTTAAACACTTTTACTCTCCTTTCTACTCAATCACCGCAAATTGCTTGGGACCTTTATACTCCAGCTTCTGTACTTTGGCAAATTCAAGGTGATAAAAATACAGTATATGCTTCAAACCAAGCATCAGTATATTCAATTGAAAAAAATCTACAATGGTATGGATTTTCTCAATACTTTAAAGGTGATTTCTTAAAATATTACTTGGGTTCTTAAAAATATGTTAGTATCTTTACAGCATGTACTGGCTGATAGAAGATCCCAAACATATTGAATTACTCGCAAGTTTAAAACATGATATAGCTTATGTTGAGGTAATACCCAACTCACATAACTTACATGCTGTTGAAAACGATGTGTGTGCTTTATATATTCGCCCAAAAAACGATACAAAAGGATATATTATTTCGGTAAACCATAGCGAAACAATAAATGCAACAATAGAGGATTGTTTAAAAATACTAAACAGTATAAAACACATTTACGTAAGAGATAGAAAAGAGTTTTTACATTATTTTGCTCTTAAGCATTGCTACCAACACTCACCCTCCCCCAATACGTATATACCTCAACCAACAACAGCTCACACACAAATTTACAACAGGTATCCGGAGATACAAAATCTAAACACAATTGTACCGATCGTAAAACACTATGAGGTATGTGAACAGAACTATGCTAATTTTGATAGCTCAAAGGTAAATCCATTCTACAATAAGGCGGCATTGGTGTTTAATCAACTAGAACGAGCGGGTATAAAAATAGACCAAGAGTTATTTGAACAGTACTTTGACAAAGAAGCAAACGAGTTTATATACACGCACTATAACCTAAACACATTAACAACAAGACCTTCAAATACTTTTAACAATATAAATTTTTCAGCATTACACAAATTCAATGGAGAAAGAAAATTTATTATACCGCGCAATGATTCGTTTATCGAGATGGATATTTCTGCTTATCACCCTACCCTTCTTGCTAACTTACTTGACTATACTTTTGATAGTAGTGATATTCATGGGAGTTTCGCTAAAATGTATAATGTGGATTACGCCAAAGCAAAAGAGATCACATTTAAGCAACTTTATGGTGGAGTTTGGAAAGAGTATAGGGAACTTCCCTTCTTTAAAAAAGTAGTAGCATATACGGACGATTTGTGGGAATCATTTAATTATGCGGGATATATCAAATGCCCAATTTCAGATTATAAATTTTACAACAACGAACTGGAAAATATGAATCCACAAAAGTTGTTAAATTACGTGTTACAAAACTTGGAGACCGCAACTAACGTTAATATATTATATGAAATATTTAAAATATTGCGGGGGAAAAATACTAAACTCGTATTATATGTGTACGATTCGTTTTTGTTTGATTATGATAAAAGTGAGCCGGACGTAATGCTTCAAATATTAGGAATATTTAACAAATATAAATTACAAGTCAAAATTAAAAAAGGCACAAATTACGATAATATTGAATAAAAGTTATGTATAGCACTTTGGAACAACCCCGTCATATGTATAATCAATTCGACTATGATTTTACATTTGATACGTTATTGATGAACAATAGA